TTAGACGAAGGAGCAGCTATGATAACCCCATTTCCACCGCTATGTAACAACTTAAGTGAACTCATTTATCCAGCCTCCAATGCAGCTACTTTTGTTTCTAATACTTCAATTTTAGCAACAGCTTCCTGTAATGCAGCAGTAAGTAAAGGTACAAGTTTAGCTTGATCTAAAGTTTGACTTTTTATTCCACCTTCAACATCAGCTCCAACACCAGATTCTTCAGCAGTAAATACTGCATCTTTTTCTCCTTTTACTGATTCTGGCACTATAGATTGTACTTCATGTGCAAAAAAACCATCTAGTGTGGTGTCTTTATCAGTCTTAAAATTAAATTTTATAGGTCTTAACTGTTTAATTCTTGTAATACCATCTGATATTGGAACATCATTTTCTTTTAATCTGTAATCAGAAGATGTACCATAAGCAACACCTGAACCACTTTGAGTAATTTGACCGATCTGACTACCTACATTTCGGAACGTAATCATTTCTGCACCACTACCATTATTTTGGTTTACTTCTAATGTTGTACCATTGGCATTTCCTCTGTTTGTATAAATTCTTCCATTACTACCGCTTGAATTAGTACTGTCAATAAATAAATTAGCGCCTGTATCATGAAACGTACCATCTGAAGAATGTGCAGAAATTCTTATTTTTTGAGAATCACTAGAGTCATATAAAGAAAGTTGTGCTGAAGCACTATTTCCTATTTCTCCAAAAAAGTATCTGCTTCCTCCATCTGGTGCAGCTATTTTAAAAGAACTTAAAGATGAACCTGTAAAGACAGGGTTTGCACCTCCAGCTTGAATATTTCCAGAACTATCAACTGAATATCTTGTAGTTCCACCTGTATTTATATTGACAGTATCAGACCCAAAATTTATTCCTGTATTACTATCTGTTCCCTGTAATGCTGGTGTAGAAGCTGACCCATCAACTCCAGAAATACCAGTTGTTCCACTAATTTCTATTGCCATAATTTACCTCCTAGACAATAACATAGCGTGAACCTGATGGAATTGTAACCGTTACTCCATTTGCTATTGTTATATCACCTGCACTTATACCTGACTTGTTTGTAGTCATAGTGTAATTATTTGAAATTGTTAAAGAGTTTTCTGTTACGCAACCATCAGCTTTCTGTGACGAAACTCCTGTTAATGCTGATCCATCTATAGCTGGTAAAGCACCTGTTAATGCAGAAGATGGTAAGTTAGTTAAACTTGCACCCGATCCACTAAATACAGTCGCACCTAATGTTCCTGTAGCAGAGTTAAATGTAAGGTTTGATCCAGATTTTAGTCCTAAATCTCCTGTAGCTGCCGTAGCAAACAAAGGAAAACAAGTAGTATCGGAACTTTCATCTGCAATCGTATTGGTTGTTGCATTACCAATCGCAACCTGAGTTCCCATATTAACAATGAAATATGTAGCACCACTAGGAGGAGCAGAATCAAAAATAATATCTGTACCGCTAACAACATATCCATCTGTCATATCTCCCTGTCCAGTTCCATCATTAGGCTGTTGCATTACACCATTGATAGATACCCTTAATATCTCTGCATTAGTAGGTGTTACTGCTGTACTTGTTCCTTTGGTTACTAGCTTGAATCTATAAGCAGAACCGTTAAATGTAGCTGATCCTCCACCCGTTCCAGAAGATGAGGCAATGTCTAATAGATCTGCTGTTCCCGAACCACCAGTAGAACCTCCAATCTCACCCCATGCACTTCCGTCATAACCTTCAAATTCTGATGTTGTACTATTAAATCTGAACATTCCAGCAGAAGGAGATCCTGGCCTTTCTCCAGTAGTTCCAGAAGCTACATCTATAGCTCCAGTTCCTGTCATCAAAATATTGCCACTTGTAGTTAAAGAAGTAAGCGTACCAACAGAAGTAAGACTTGAAGTAACAACTGTACTCTTTAATTCTGTTCCTGTTAAAGTACCTGCTGCTGCGGTGACTGTAATAGCAGAAGATCCATTAAATGAAACTCCATTAATATTTCTAGCAGTAGCTAAAACCGTTGCGGTAGCAGCGTTTCCAGAAGTATCTTGGTTTCCTGCTGAGTTAACACCTGGTAAATCAATATTTCCTGTTCCATCAAATGATACTCCTCCAATATTTCTTGCGGTAGCCAATGCAGTGGCAGTTGCAGCATTTCCAGTACAAGAACCTGATGATCCAGAAGTGTTACCTGTTACGTTACCTGTAAGATTTCCAGTTACATTACCTGTGAGATCTCCTGTAACATCACCAGTTAAATCTCCAACAAAACTTGTAGCAGTTAATGCTCCAGAAGATGAATTAAAAGTAAGATTTGTTCCTGTTTTAGGTGGTAAGTTACCTGTCTCAGCAGTCACAAATAAGACATTACAAGTAGTGTCAGATGACTCATCAGCAACAGTTACATTAGTAGCTATAGCAGAAGTACCTGTGAAATTAGTTGCAGATAAAACCTGTGTACCAGCTACTTTTAATACTTTTCCAGAAGCAAGATCAATATGTTCAGAACTTGTCCAAGAATCTGTAGAATCTACCCAATTCCAAGTCTTATCTCCATCTGTTGAATCAATAGTAATACCAGCACCATCTACAGCAGCATCATTTCCATTTCCTTTTGCAATCTCAATATTCTTATCTTTAACAGTTAAATTTGTTGTATCAATAGTTGTTGTCGTTCCAGAAACAGTTAAATCACCTGGGATTGTTACTAAACCAGCAGAACTAATAGTTAAACGACCAGAACCTCCTGTACTAAGAGTTAATGTATCTGATCCTCCACTAATTCCTGTATTTGGATCTGAACTAAAACTAAAAGATGGAGCAGAAGCACTTCCATCAGGTGCTTTACTTAATAAATCTGCATAAGTTATCTTTTTATTCTTATCAGCACCAGACGAACTTTGGTCAATAATTGGAATCGTATCTGTACTGGCAGGTGCAGTTAAAGCTGTAAATTCTGATATTTTGCGGTTTGTCATAATTAGAACTTAATTACATACATTAGAGCATAGTTTTTAACACGAACTTCAGTCGAACCATCATTAGAAATAGTAATACCAGTTGTTTCATTTGAAGTTTTACCTACATCTGATTCACTTGATTGAGCAGCTATATTATATGCTTCATTTAAGTTACCAGCACCTGTACCAGATGAAGGAAAGTTACTGCTAGTTAAATTACTGCTATGTTGTCTTTCTCCAGCATTACCTGACCTAAATGATTGGTGGAAGTGGCCTGAGTCTGTAATGCTATGATTGTGAGATTTATTTTGGTCTGATTGACTTGAAGCAAATGATCTACCGCTATCAACTCCAGCACTATTATCCCAACCTCTTACAAATTGACCCCTAAGATCAGGAAGATTAAAGGTAGAAGATCCATCTCCAGATCCCCATGTTGTTGAAATTGTTGCAAATAAACTAGCGTATGTTGACCTACTGATAGCAGCACCATTACATTCTAAAAAACCAGTAGGAACAGTAGTCGTAGCTAAGTTAAAAACAGAACCAATAGGTACTCCATTAGCAAGTTCTCCCCAAGACCCTCCATTATATCCCTCGAAAGCAGTTGTAGTTGTATTAAATCTAATATCCCCTGTAGCTCCTGTTGGCCTTTGTGCTGTTGTTCCTGTTGGTAACTGTAAAGATCCAGTACCAGACATCACAATATCGCCACCAGATGTAACCGTTCCAGAAAATGTAGGACTCGCTTTAGTAGCTAATCCTAAATTAGTAGCATCTGTTAAATCTCCTAGAGTTAACCAACCATTATTAGCAGAGTTTCTAATTTTTAATAAATTATTTGCGGTGTCAGCCCAAATCTTGTAAGCAACAGTAGTAGAAGGATCAGAAGAACCACTATTTAAAGATTGAATATCACCTAAACAGGTATTTAAATCTGCTCTAAAAGTAGCTCCTACCGCATTTCCTATATCATAATCATGTGTATTGCTCATTTATGTGACCTCCTTACCAAAACCTGATGCAGCCCATACAAAAGATCTAGCAACTGCGGAACTTCCATTTTTGAATGTGACCTGGAAACCTGTCCTACTTATATTAGCAAGTTCAAAGAAATCACCTGATTGTTGTGTTGTTGGAGTCACTACTACTTGAGGTGTATTTTTAAATGGATTAGTAAAAGATACAGTGTATTGTGATGATCCAGTAGTAACTGGAGTTGAAATACTTTCTGTTCTTCCTTGTAATTCTAGTGTAGCTCCTAACTGAGTAATCGCTATATTCTGGTTAGTGTCATTACTTGTTAATATTGCTTTAAATTCAAAAGCTCTACCTGTTATTAATACGTTACTAAATTCTTTATAAGCACTCCAAGTAGGAGAACCAGAAGGATCATCGTCTGTGGATCGTACATAAACAGCAGCATTACAAGCTGTAGCTTCAGTTAAACCACCAACAGCATCAATATATCCCCAAGTATCAATTAAATCTGTTCTATCATCCCATAAACTATTTAATATAAAGTTACTTGCTTTCAAAGTTTTTCTTAAATTAACGTCATAAGATTGTGTTAAATCTACAGAGTTGGCAAAAGAATATTCTCCAGAAGTTTCTGTTGCATTACTTGTAACTACTAATTTTAAAGCATCTAAAGAAGCATCATAAACTGTATCTGATTTAGAACCTGTAAAGTTAGCAGTATGTTCATCAACCGTTGATACAACAAGCCTCTCGGTAGGAGCAGGTAGATTTGTTGTAACTCTAGTATTATTCCAATCTGAATCATTTGATCCTGGAGAAGGTGATTGTCTTCCACCATCATCCTCAAATTTAATTAAATAAGTTCCCTCTAATAAAGGTACAATCTTTTGAGTTTGATTTCCTGCTGCTGCAACTACGATCTCCTGTGCATCTTTCCATTGTGCACCTGTAGTTAAAGAAGAATGTCTAATTAGTGTCTTACCTCCTAGCAAGACATCAAGTTCTGTGGCACGATTCCAACTTAATATTGCACTTGATTCATCAATAGGAAGCAAACTTACACCACTAACATTAGCTGGAACAGCAGTCTTACCAACAGCTACAAAAGGATTCAAAGAGTTAGGTAAGGTTGATCTTAACCCCGATGCACTAACGCTATATACTTCAATCGTATAATTACCAGCAATCGTATCTAGTATTTCATAACTCTTAGCACCTTCTACAGCACGAGATACATAGTTACCCTGTTCATATCTCCATCTAACATAGACATTATCAGTAGAAGTAGTCCAACTAACAATAATTTTTACTCTTGCAATACCAGTGTTTTCATAAATAACTTCTTCTGCTGTTATACCTGTAGGAGAAGCTGGAGGTACATCTAAATTAGTAATATCTCTAGTAGTAAGAGCTATACCACTTTCTATGTGATTATATTTACCTGAGTTATATTGACCTGCTGTGATTACATAATTTGATCTATCTTCTTCTACAACAGTTAAAACCCTCCAAGTACTTGTAAGAATATCTGTTGTTTGATAAACCCAAATGCTATTTACATTAGGAGCACTTGAAAAATGCTGACCTAAATTAATAACACTGCCTACGATTGAGGTGACTGTTTTATTTTCAACACTCCCATCAGGTAGTATCGCAGATAAAGTAGCTCCAATCGAATAAGTTAAATCAGTTGTATCATCTACTGTTACAGAGTTTGTAGTAGCAGCTTGAATACGACCTCCTCTACGTTCTCCACTTCTCACAGGATCAGCTATCTCAATAATCTGCCCAGGTCTGACAACAACTCCTGCATCTACTGATGTTGCAAAATTAACCACTTCACGTTCCACATTTTCCATATAAAGCAACCATTTAGCAAGACGATTAGCTTGTCCTCTACTTGTACAGGCAAACGCATTTATATTTTTAACAACTGATCCATAACGAGCTTGATTAGCAGTATCAATTACTTCCTCATAATTTATATCTCGTAAATCTAAATCTAAATATTTAGCAACTACTACTGTAGGTCTTGTTTTCTGACTTGTATTTTGATAAGTAAAACCAGGAGGCAAAGTATTAGCAAGAGTAAACAAATAACTAGAATCTTTAGGAGAATCCTGTGTAATAGTTAAACTACCAGCCTGATAGTATGGCATTGCTCTAAACACAGAACACATTTGATTAATTACGTCATACGCTTCTTCTTGATTTTGAATTGAAACATTACAACTAAATCTAGGTTCTGTATTACCTGTACCTGTGCCATCATCTATTTGAGCAGAACAATAAACAGATGCTTGATAAAAACTAAATTTATCCAAGTCAGCTTCAACAAGATGTGCACCTAATCCGTACCTAGAGGAAGTTAAAAGGTCATATAAGCACCAAGAAGGATCATTCGTATATTGTGCAGCACCTAGCGTCCCATTAAACGTACCAGTATAAGATAAACTTCCATCTGCTCTTACTGTTGCATTATGAGGAATCTTAACCTTAATACCTTTAACTAAATATTGTCTTTTAGGAATAGATGTAAACTGTTCTGCATCTACTTTTAAACCAACTAATGCACTATTTGGATATGTTCTTTGATCATATTTTATTTCTACATAGCTATTAAATTGAATTTCATTAGCTAATTTACTTGAGCTACTATCAGCAGTAATTCTAGTAACTTTTATATTGACAGGAAAAGCACCATCTAAATTAATTAAATAATCTCTTTGGTAAGTATCAGGAGTTCTACCTGTAATAGTCCCTGCATTACCAGAAACAACAGTAGAATATGAACCTCCAGAATACTGAACAGCAATTTCTAACTTAACTTCTGTACCAAAAATATCTCCTTTATCACTTAAAGATTGTAAAGAAGGAACAGTTATTGTTACTGAGACTGCATCAACATCTGAATCTGTAATTTGTATAACTTTTGGTGTTGCTTGAGGAACAGTAGAAAAACCTGTAGATTTAGTTGTTTCTACATTTTTTGTTATAGGAATATTTGTTTGACTAGAAGTACCAGTTCTTGCTTCAAAAGTTACATCTTTAAAATTAAACGTACCATCAGTAGCTTGTAATGGTGTGTTGTTAAGGAATATAGACTTTGCACCATCTACTAAACCACTTATTTCACCTTCTGATATTAAATCTAATACTTTGGCAAACTGTTTTGAATCAAGATTATCTTTAGCTTCGGTAGGAGTACCACCGCCTCCTCCGCCACCTTTTCCTCCGCCTCCACCAGAGCCTATAACTTTACTCATACTTCCACCTGTGCAGTTTCAATGCCAGCAGATATAACTACCGATCCAGTTAATACTTGTCCATAAATAACAGGAACAGCAACACCAGCACGACTTGTATTTTGTATGCCACTAAAATTAAAAGATAAACGAGGATCTTGTTCTTGCTCTGAAATCTTAGGAACAGGAGTTAACATATCACTAATACCACCTAAAACTAAAGAACCACCTATTCCAACAGCAGCTTTTGTTAAAGCACCAGTTATACCTGTTAAATTAGCAAAACCAAAACCCTGCCCAGTAAAGTTTAATGAAATAGTAGGATTTAACAAAAAAGCACCTCCTATTAATGCTGCTCCTAATAATATTTTACCTATACCTCTACCACCAGCACCTCCAACAACAGGAATAATTTTTATATCTTCCTGTCCATTAGGATAATGTAATTCTTCTTCTCCTATTTCCCAATTATCAACCGCAACCTTATAGTACCTATCGGCCATATGTTTTTCTAACTGAGGAAAATTAACAACTAAAAATCTTATTGCCTGTGCAGCATTATTAACTTCAGCTTCAAAAGTTTTTTGACCTAGAAACTTTGCCAGTTCTCCGTATAGCTTAATTTTACGCAGCATAACGAATCCTCTTACCTGTGCATTTTAGCAACCATTCGTCTAATAAATCACGACTTGATAATCTATTTTGCAAATGATGTAAAACAGTTTGTTCTCCTAAGTAAACACCAATATGATTTAATCCGCTACTACTAATTGACATTAATAACAAATCACCTTTTTCTAAATCTTCCTCTTCCTTTAATTCTCTAAAACCTGTTTTTGCAAAACAATCAGCAAACATAGGGTTTTTAACAAAATCTTCTGGGTCGTTTGGT